ATTTTCGCAGCATTACTTTGCTTTTCCTGATCATCTGAAAGTCTTAAAAACTTTAATTTATCAATGGGAATTTTTAATGACCGTTGCTTGTTATATGATTCATCAATAGCCCTAGATCCAAACCATAATTTTTTATGGTCAAAATTAGCTTGCAATAGCTCGTTCGCCCTTCTGATCCATCCAGAAGTCGGCTTCCTTAGTATTAAGGTTCTATTTCCGCTTTTATCATATTGCTGTCTTGCTATCCTCAAATTTTCAGAATAAGAGTCTACTTTATCAAAGTCAGCTTCTATTTGATTAATTTTTATTTTTTCAGATTTAAACAAATGACTTTCATTTACGGCATTAATAAACTGAACTCCACCATTATAGTCCCCAACCATTGCTATAATATTAAAATTCTTTAATAAATAATAAAAATAAAAAATATGCTCTTTCAGCGGGGTTCCCGACATGGCGTAGGAATGAACTAGGGTTGTTGAGCCGTTTACCTTATTATATTTTAAAACCTGCATAGCAAAATCGTCGCTACTTTCGCTTTCCGACCAAGATGGGTCAAATGCCAGTATATATTCATCCCCCGCATTTCCCTTGATTTCAACATGCGGATCATCTCCATCAACAACCGTGCACGCGGCCATTCTTGAGGTCTTGAAATAGCCAGAGCTGTCATCCGTAAACATTGCTCCGAACTCTCTCTCAAATTGAGACTGACTCATTGTTGCCTTCGCTTGATTAATTAAATTTTGATCATATAGCCTCCGGGGAGCACAATCATAAGAAAATTGCATAATACATCTTGTTGCAGTATCGCCCTCCTCTGGCTTAGACATTATCAAATTCTCAAACTGAGAGTATAATTTATACATGTATTCAAATTTATATGACGCCGAAGATAACATTATTAATTTATTGTTTGGCCACTTATATCGGTCTTCTTCTTTCATTTCCCCTTTCTCAATAAGCTTTGTTTCTAGGTTCCACAAATCTTCCCTTTGAGTGGGATTTTCAACAACAGATAGAAAAGGAACTATAACCTCATTATAAATTCTTTCAGGCATTAAAAGAAACTCATCGATAATAATCCTGTGAAACCGAAAGCCCCGAAGCTTAGATCCATCACCAAGGGGCAAGGCCCTGATTCTGCTTCGCCCTATCTCCATTAGCCACTCATCGTTATTTTTTGATTTTTTAGTAATGCAATCTGCGAGCATTTTCGCCTCTGGCTTAGAGGCTATATCTTCTATTTTCTTAAAAATTTGCTTAGACTGCCTGAACGATGCTGCAAGTATCCCTATTTCTACCCCCTGATGCAATATTGCATCCAAATACGCAAAAATTCCAGTGGTAAAGGACTTAGACATACCCCGACTCCACACCCCCATAAAGTAGTCTGTCTCAAACATTGATTTAATCGCCATATGTTGAAACGGGAATAAGTCAACCCCAGATATTAAGCTCGTGGCGAAAGTTATATTCTCCTTAAGAAATTTATACAAGGCAATCTTTGCCTCCTCCTCCTCAAGGAACCCCTCTATATTTAAGATTTCTTGATTTATGTCGGGCCTTTTGCCCCTGATTTGATTTCCTTCAATCCAAGTCATTTTTATCTATATAATATTGAAGGTCTGAGTGCCATAACTTTTTTCCGAGTTTTAATATTTTAGGGATTAACTTCTCTGAGTTTTCCCTACTTCCGCTAAACACAAACTGACAATGACCATTAAACTCGTGAGTCAGGACTCTCATGTTATGATATACAAAACTCAAATTTGATTTATGCGGCCCCCATCTATTATGTTTATAAATACTAGAGATGTCACTTTCTATCACTATAAATAAATATGAATCAAACTCCCTAACCCTCTCCAGCTCCCTCCTGAATCTATCAACACCCCCGCTTAAGGTGCCCTTAAAGTCCTGTTCGCTCTTTCTGTCTATGTAGGTATAACTATAGTCATCTCCACCGACAGTGTAATCCCCGAAGTCGAGTTTTAATGAATCCGAATTATTGAAACTTAAAGGTTGTTGTTCTCTGCTGTCTATAAAAATTTTTAGATGTTCAAAATCTTTAGAACTTTTAAAAAAGCTCTTACTCACTCGTTTTGAAAAGAGTGGCTTAACTCCAATAGACTCACAGGCTGCGGAATACGACCCAAATAAGTGCTTGTAGACATCTATGTCGGGTAGGCCGGCAATCTTTAATTCTAAGTGATTTGGGGCCCTTGACAGGCCCTTAGAGGAGATTCGGTCTTTCAGCTTCTTTAAGGCATAGGGTTTTACTTTTTTCTTATCCTCCTGTAGGCACCATTTAATCAATTGAATTCTTGAAATGAAATCCTTTGCAAAATAATCTTCTTTATTCTTAAAGGGTAAGGGGTCTCCGGTTAATAGATTTTTTCTTGGATAGTATGTTGTATAGTAGGTGGCTAAGTCTATCTTGTGCTTCTTTAAATGTAAATGAAGCCCCTTTTCTGAAGAGAACTCATCTTCGCATACTTTGCATTTTGATTTATTTTTTGCCACCATGATACTCTGTCGCATGACCCTCTATTACCAACATCCTATTAACGCTGCAATTACCGTTGAATATTTCTCCTAGGACCCTACCATACTTACCGAGTCCATGACACTTTAGGATAAGGCCCCCAAATTGATCCGGATTATCATTTGGTTCGCACAATTCTATTAATCGATCTTTTGCCGCAATTCCTTTAGCTTTAATAGACTTATCTCTAGTTCTAATTTCTGGAGTATTGATCCCATGTAATCTAATCCTCTTTTTAGCAAAAAGATGAAACCCTAAATCAATAATCACATCTATAGTGTCTCCATCAATATATTTAACTACCTCCTTGATGGAATAAGTGTATGCGGGCCCCTTCGCCATTATATGGCACCCCCTTTTGAGATTCCTAACACCCTTGATTTCCACTCCTGCATAGACTCCAGCTCAGATGCCTCTTCCTCTATAGCTTTTTTCTGCATTTCGGCCATCTTGACCATAAGGTTTCTTTCTTCTTCATTTTGAAAACTTTCAACCAGTGATAAAATGGATGCATTATTATTTTGTTTTGCGGCCACCCTTTTCGCCCTATCTCCAGCCAGCCTTTGAATTAAAGATTCTTGCCTTTTTTCGCATTGATTATACTCTTCGCTTTTAGTCTTTAATAGCTCAGCCAGTCTTACGGTCATATCCTGTTGCTCATCTGCATCCTCAAACATTCTATTTAATTTTTCTATGTGAGCCCCTATGTTTTTTAAATTAATATAATCAACACAAACATTAATATATAAATTAACCTCGTCAGCAGTTAGGTCAGGCTTATTCCAAGTGGCCCTTATGAATTCAGCTTCAAATAAATTTTGATCATCAGGTTTTCCGTAATTACTTATAATTTGATTAAACCTTGGGGACCTAAGGAATCTATACAGAGATTCTATAGACTTTTTTTCCAGAGCCTTAAGCTCCTTAATCTCCAAGTCCTGACTGGCATACATGTTTACTAAGTTAAGGCACTCTTGGGAGTCCTCTGGAGGGGAATAGGTGGAAGACACTTCCCTACTAGCCTCCCTTCTCTGCCTTTTTGCGGCCTTAAGATATCCATGAACAGTTCTTTGCTCCATCCCCAGATTCTTGACCTCTCGATCTCTAAATAAAATTTGAGCAATCTGAAAGCTTGACATGCCATCATCTGCATATTGTATTATAAATTCCTTCTGCTCCTCATTAAGGATGATAGGTTTAGCCTTAGTTTTTTCTGTAGTTTTATATTTTACATCATTGTCTGATAAATATTTTCTTACAGCCCTACCCTCCTTCGATCTTCCATCTATTGTTCCATCTTTAAAAACTGCACGAGTAAGCTCAATAAGATCCGGGATCCTATGAAAATTTTCATCAATAAACTTACTTTGTTCTTCGGAGAGTTCCATTACATTAAAATATCTTTATTTTTAATTATTTTTAACACTACTTCTTTTAACTTTTTCTTAATGTTTTTAATTTGTTTATATCCCGCAGCTCTTCCTTTTTCATTACTTTTATATCCAAGGAATATTGCCACTTCATCTTCACTTTTGTTTTCTATAAATAACATGTTATATATCTCGTATTGTTTTTCTGGTAAAGCTACTTTAAGTTCTACCTGTAACCTCTTCATTGCTCGGGGTAAATCAAAATCATTTCCAGCACTGGAAACGTATTCAAATGGAGCCGCGTCTATTCTAACTGGGATTTTTACATCATGTGCAAATTTTTTAGTTTTAGTCCATTTTTTATATAGCGGGCACTCTTCATCCTGATTTCCGCTTTTAGTAAAGGAGCAAGAGTTTTCGCTTGGGCTATTAGAGTTAAAAGGACACCCAATGCAGGGTTTGGCAAAATTCAAATAATAATTACGAAGAATATTTTTAAATTGATTGGTTATAATTTTATTAACCCAAGGCTTTAAATCTCTCTTTTGGTCCCATTGGTCCCACTTTTGATAAATATGAATCCTAATAATTTGCTCAACATCATCAAAGTCTATCCAAGGAACAGAATCTAAAAACCAGCGACCCCTTCTTTTAGCCAACTCTTGGTTTATAATATCAACTCTATCTTCGTATTTAATTTTTTTTCTTCTGCCCATCGCAGCGAACAATTACCTTTTTTTTCTAGGTCTCCCCCTTTTCTTTTTGGGTTTTTGTTCTTCCGGGTTGGGAAGTATGGATCCCAAGGTAAAGGATGTATCCTCGTCATACTCGATATCATACTGAAGCCCTTTCGTCATTTCGGGCACTTCATACACATCAGAACCATCAGGATCGAAGTCAGCTATGTTTTCTTCGGTCCCCCCTCTCGTTTTCTTTTGTGTCTCGGGAGTGGATTGTAGTGTGCCAAGCGATTGGCCGCATTCACTACAAAATTTTGGTTTTTGTAAAGTGTAGTCCATTTTATGACCACACGAAGAGCAATAAGTATATGGCA